CGCGCCGGACACAAGCGAGCTAATGGAAAAAATCGCCAATCTTAGAAAGGCTCTCAGCCATGAGCGATGAAATCAAGGCCGCCGTCGGCGCGGTCGAACAGCTTCACAGGGCTTTTGAGGAATTCAAAAGCACTTCGAATGAAAATGAATCCAAGCGCGACGCGGTCCTGGAAGAAAAGCTCGCCAAGATCGAGGCCGACATGGACGCGGCCCAAAAGATCGCGGATGAAGCCGCACTTGCAGCCAAGCGCGCGCAACGGTCTGCCGTTGATGCAGGCGAGCCGGGTATTGATCTCGACGCCAAGGCGCTTGCATGGGCCAAGGGCATCGCACGCCAGCGCGGCACAGACGTGCATGAGTACGGCGCAAAGGATCTCGACGCATACAAGGCCGCGTTTGATCGCTACTTGCGCAAAGATGACCGCGCACTGACGCCAGACGAAACCAAGGCGCTTTCGGTTGGTTCCGATCCGGACGGCGGCTATGTGGTCAATCCTGATCTTTCAGGCCGCATCGTCATGAAGGTTTTCGAGACCTCACCGATGCGGGCCTATGCCTCGATTCAGACGATCAGCACGGATGCGCTTGAAGGGCTGTTTGATCTCGAAGAAGCCGCCTCGGGTTGGGTTGCTGAAACCGACACGCGGGCCGAAACGACCACGCCACAGGTTGGCAAGTGGCGTATTCCGGTGCATGAGCTGTATGCGAAACCTAAAGCAACTCAAAAGCTTTTGGACGACGCCGAAATTAACATGGAAGCCTGGCTTGCATCCAAGGTGAGCGAGAAGTTCGCCCGCGATGAAGCGGCGGCATTCGTGAACGGCAACGGCGTCGGCAAGCCTCGCGGCTTCCTGACCTATGCAGACGGCACCACACTGCCCGGCACAATCGAGCAATTCGACACGGGCGCGAATGGTGCTTTCGCATCTGCACCGGGCGGCGCTGACGTTCTGCTCTCGGCACTGTATGGCTTGAAGCAACAGTATCGCGCCAACGCGACGTGGTTCATGAATCGCACGACCACGGGCCTTGTGCGGCGTCTTAAGGACTCCAACGGCGAATTCGTCTGGAGCCCTGGTGTTGCTGCTGGCCAGCCTGCAACGTTGCTCGGCTATCCGGTAGCTGCATTCGAGGACATGCCAGACCCGGCGACGGGCTCTCTCTCGATCGCGGTTGGCGACATGCGCGAAGGATACCAGATCGTGGATCGGATCGGCATTCGGACGCTTCGCGATCCATACAGCGCCAAGCCGTATGTCGAGTTCTACACGACAAAGCGCGTTGGCGGTGACGTGGTGAACTTCGAAAGCATCAAAATTATCAACTTCCAGGCTTAAGGGGTAGGCATATGAGAGACCTGCACAACAATGTGGACATCATCGCTACCATCAAGCCGGTAGCGGTTGGCACCACGGGAACCGGCCAAGCCGGGGACGTTATCGATACGCGCGGATATGATGCCGTCGAGATCTCGCTTTCTTATGGCGCGATCACAGCAACGGCTGCAACCTTCACGCCGGTTATCCTGCACGGTGACGTGACGGGCACGATGACATCGTGTGCCGATGCTGACCTGCTCGGCACGGAAGCGGCGGCGGGCATTGCAGCGGCTGCAACCCGCGTTGATGGCGTGTCTGAGAACGTCACCAAGCGCATCGGCTACATCGGCGGCAAGCGTTACGTGCAAGCCAACATCGTGAACACGGTAACGGCTGCAACGCCGGTCGCGGCGAATGTCATCCTGCATCGCGCGCACAACGCGCCGGTCGCGACCTAAGATCAAGGGCGGTCCCGTGCAAAAAAACGAGCTGAAAGGCAAGCATGTCTCGATTCTCGGCATGGGACCGTCCGTCGATGCGTTCACGGATCACGTGAAGCGTTTAGGCGGTGCATCCGCTTATTGCGACGAAGTTTGGGGCGTCAACGCATTGGGCGACGTATTCCGGTGCGACCGTGTTTTTCACATGGACGATATCCGGGTTCAGGTGAAACGGGCGCAAGCCCGGCCGAAATCCAATATCGCAAATATGGTTCGCTGGATGCGTAGCCACGCGGGGCCGATCTATACAAGCCACGCCGATCCTGATTTTCTGGGGCTTGTTCGGTATCCTTTGGAGGAAGTCGTAAAGGATCTGGGCGAGGCTTATTTTAATTCGACGGTCGCTTACGCCATGGCCGCCGCGATCTATGCAGGGGTTGGACGGGTTAGCATATTTGGTTGCGATTACTCATACGAACATAGCCACCACGCGGAACGCGGGCGGGCGTGTTTGGAGTATTGGGTCGCAATCGCAAAACAGCGCGGCATCCAGATAAGCGTTCCGGCCTCCACGTCGCTACTTGACGCGATCGACGGCCCGGATGCGCTTTTCTACGGCTTCTGCGACGGGCATAAGGTGAGGCTTCAGGACGACATGAGCCTGACAATTGAACCGCGCGAGTTGCCGACAGCGGACGAGATTGAGCGGCGCTACGACCACAGCAGGCCGTCGAATGAGTTAGTACGGAGAGGTGCAAGTGAAAGCTAAATTGGTTCGAGAATGGCGCGCCGCGCCGCAAGGGCATACGGTCGTGGTGATGCAGCCCGGCACCATCATTGAAGGGCCGCTTGCGCAAGTCGCAATCAGTGAAGGCGTGGCGGAAAGCGTTGGCGTGTTGGAGATTGCCACCAAGATCGATCCGCCACCCGAGAAGAAACGACGCGGACGCCCGCCCAAAAATAGGGATCTCGACGCATGAGCCTCCGCGCGCCTCTGCAACTATACCAGCAACGCGGCAACGTCTTGACCAGCGCGCCTGCGGTCGAGCCGGTGACGGCAAGCGAGTTGCGCGATCATTTGGTGGTTGACGCCACAACGTTACCCGACGGCGCGGCGAATGATCTGATTACAGAAGCGCGGCAATCTATTGAGGACATGACCGGGCTTGCTTTCATTACGCAAAGCTGGCGGCTAAGTATCGACCATTGGCCGCAAGCGCGCGAGGATTGGTGGGACGGCTGGCGCGAAACCCACATCAATCAGCTTTACGGGCCTAAAGGTTCGTGGGCGAGTTTGGAGCTTCCACGCTACCCGCTGCAATCGGTGACAAGCATCACGGTTTATGACGAGGACAGCAGTTCCACAAGCGTTACGCCCGGCAATGTTTTCGACATCGATGCAGCCCGGATGCCGGGCCGCCTGACGCTCAAAGTCGGGCAGACTTGGCCAGTGGCCTTGCGAGCCAATAACGCCATCGAAATCGTCTATGTGACCGGGTACGGCGACGCGGCCTCAGATGTTCCCGCGCCGATCAAGCGGGCGATCCGCCAGCTTGCGTCTTATATGTACACTCACCGGGGCGACGCTTGCGAAGTGGGTGATGCCTATCACATCAGCGGGGCCGCCGCGACACTTGGCATATACAAGGTCGCCCGCATATGACCTGGCCTAGCGGATACGATATCACGCGAGGCCTGGCGCAAGGTTGCGGCGTCAATCATAAATTCGGGCGGAACCTTTCCGTCGGCGGAACCTTTGCGCCCGTTGCTATCGGTGGCATATACCGCACGCCGCAAGTCTCAGGGGCCACAGCACTACGCATTAAGAGCGGCGGCAATGCCAACGATACGGCCACAGGCACAGGCGCACGGGCGGTCACGTTGCAGGGCCTCGATGCCAATGGCGACGAAATCACGGAGACCATAGCAACGGCGGGCGCAAGCGCGAGCGCGGCCACCACTAAACAATTCATCAGACTTTATCGGGCATACGTTAGCGCCTCCGGTACTTACGCCACAGCAACGGCGGGGTCACATTCGGCGGCAATCGTCATCGAGAACGCGGCAGGCGGGACCGATTGGGCGACGATTGCTGACACGACCATCGCGCGCGGGCAAAGCCAGATTGCAGTTTATAGCGTGCCACGCTACCGCGAGATCATGATCACGGGCTTAAACGTCAGCTCCGATGCAGACAAAAAAGCCGTGCTGGTTTTGTTTCAGCGCCGAAACATCCTACAGACCGCCGCGCCTTATGAGGCGTTGCGCGTTGTCGAGGAATACCCGCAAGTGGCGGGCCTGCATCAAATACAATTTGACCCGCCGCTCGGCCGGTTCCCGGAACTGACCGATATCGGATTCATGGCGCGTTCGACATCAACGACCATCGATATGTCGGTATCATTCGAGATTGTGGAGTTCCGCCCGCAATGAAGTGCTGCGATTATAACGCCGGAATGATGCGCGAGCCTGTAGTGTTTCAACGCCGCACAAGATCGGCTGACGGCGCGGGCTCATGGTCTGAGACCTGGGCGACGATATCAGGCACGCCATCGCGCGGGCATGTTACCCAGACAAGCGGGCGCGAGGCGGTTCTTCATGGGCGCAAGGAAGCGCACGCGGCGGTGAAGATTGTGGTCCGCTATTGCTCGACGGCAATACGTGAGGCCGATCGCGTGCAAATTCGATCGATCAACTACAATGTTTTGAGCGTCAACAACTTGGAATTTCGCAATCAATGGCTTGAAATCATCGCGGAACGCGGGGTGCCGGCATGATGAAATTCAAGCTGGAAGGTTCGCGCGAGTTCCAACGGGCGATGGATGAACTCGGAGAGGACGCGCGGGAACGTGTTGGGCTACAGGTTCAAAGAATAGCAAATGACCTGGCGCGGAACATTCGCCAGAATTACGCCAAGCAAGGCACGGGCACGACATACTTCCGAATTCCCGGTTCAAAATACATGACTATCCGGGCTGGTTCGAGAGACGGGCCGCCGGTTGCATTCGTGCCAGGCGGTGGATCTCATAACCTAAGCCTTCAGCATACCGCATCGCGACCAGTGCAGCCGCCAGCGCAAGATACCGGCAGGCTATTGAATAGCGTCGAAATCAGGAAAGTGCGCCAGCGGACTTTCGAGCTAGGCACGCGGCTAGATTATGCGCCTTGGCTGGAATACGGCACGCGCAAGATCAAAAAACGCCCCAATTGGGTGCCTGAGACTGAGAAGGCGCGCAAGCGTTTTGACGGCATGGTCCAGCAAGTGCTTGCAGCCGCAATCAGAAAGAGGCGGGCGGGCCGATGAACCTAGACGGACTCCGCACGGCACTTTACAGCGCGTTGAATGTGAGCGGCCTCACAAGCCAGCTTAGCACGGCATACAGCCCGCTGGCAGCGATATTTTACGAAATCGCGCCGCAGGTTGACGACTCGGGCAGCCCTTCGGCCTTCCCGCTTGTTGTTTTCGATATCACTAGCGATACGGGGTACAATGACAAGGGCGTCACCGGCACAAACGCAATCGTACAGGTGGACGTATATTCGAGA